CCAAGCAGAAGCAGAGCTGTAAGAACCAGTAAATGATTGGTCAATATAATCTCTAACCAACTCAGCTATTTCAAACACCGCTTGACCTCCAACCGCATCTTTGGTTAGTGTATAAGTATTAGAAGCTGGTGTAGACACTATATCTCCCACCCATATCTTTAGATTGAGTGTCTTAGAACCAGAACCTGTCATTTCGTAGTATCTGGGACTTCTTACGTTTGCTTTTATGTTGGTTGCCATCTTACTTTACCTTTATGTTCTTGTGTGTTGATAGTCTGAGATTGAACTCCTTGTCAATATCCTTTAAAATATGTTCTGCTATATCTTCTGTTAGCGGCGTTAGTTGCTTATTAAGCACAAAGTCAACCAAATCAGCTCCTTGATACTTAAAACGCTTTATAGTTCCTCTTCTTTTTATAGTTTTAGCTATAGCAAAAGAAAGTTTCCTAAGGTCCTTTCCGTCTAAGTCTGGACGAACCCTCGCTTGTACCCACTTGTCTAATTCTGTAAGGTTCTTTCCATCTTTACTAACAGGTGGTTGTTTTGTGTTTTGGTTAAGACCAGAGTCTACAGCTCCTAAATACTGAGCTGCTGTTATAGTCAGCTTTCTTTGGGTTGCCTTGTATCTTAAACTTCTTGCAGCAGTACCAGTAGCATTTACATTAGTATCATTCATACGCTGAACAAGGTCATTTACAAACCTTTCACCGTATAACTGAAATAAAGCCTTTAAGTCCGCTCCTAGCATACTGAAATATTATTAGAAACGTCTAGTGTTAGGTCTACTGACCAACCAGCTAACTCATTCTCGAATCTATCCTTAAACGGCTCACATATTGGTTCGCCTACTATCTGGAACCCTTCTCTGTATAGGTCGCCTCTACGGAACTCACTAATCAGCTCATTAGCAATCTGTAGTTGAGTATTGTAAACATCAACCAGATTGGTATCATCTTGTCTATTGCCTTCGTCGTTGCTGTTAAATTCCTTGCTGTAGTCTACTACGTCAATGAATAAGAAGCTTAATGTAAGCCTGATGGTATGTTCAGTCATCTGAGCGTTACCCAGTAGGAAGTGGCTTAGTGGAAACATAGTAGTCTTGTTGAGGTCAACTTGACTGATGTCGCCGAAAGTCACGGTATTAACTATAGGGTTTGCCCTTAGATTAGTCTTTACCTTCTCAATTATGTCGTAGATAGTGGTCATTTATATGCGTCTTTAATTCTCTTGTTCTCTAAATCTGTTTTCTCCTTCTCAAAGGATAGCCATACTAAACACTTATGGATGCTAAGTTTTGTAATTTCATCAAATCTTGTGACATCCCCTCCAGCGAGTGCATAAAGTGATTGATACCAACCCCATTTTGCTCCAAAAACTTGCTCTCTACTTGCAAACGCTCCTCTGGACTCATCTCCTTCAGAGAAGAGGCTATCGTATGTTTTGACAATTTCATCCCTAAACGATAAAAAAAAAGCCTAGCACCTATTGCTACATTGACTGGAGCATACTTCATATACCCAGCATACTTGTCTGTGCCTTCGTATTCTTCTATCTCATAATAATCTCCCTTGCTAGCCGTTATTGGTCTATATAGCACAGCCATTGCTTTATGCATATCTTGGAAGTCATTAATATAGTTGTCTAAGTCAAAGTACTCACCAGAGGTTAAGTTCTGTAGGTCTGGATGCAATCCAAACTCTACCTCAACTCCGTTGCTACCTCTGAACCAGAAACGCTTGATAAGTGGTGTATCTTCATTCAGACACTCAGCCAGTTTATAAATCACGTCGTCAAACATACTAATAGGGAGCTTATAGCTCTCTTTCAGCTCAAGTCCACAAAATATCTCAAGTGCTTTTAAGTTCAGGAACTCTGATGCCGTTTCTCCATCCTTGTCGATGCCATCAAGTACCTTAACGTACTTCTGATACTGCTCTAGTGTAATATCAGATAAGCTTTGCGGTATTCTAATCTGTAGCTTTACTTTACTCATACATATAGATAACCTTTATTCTCTGTTTTGTACCACTATAAGTTTTTCTTATACCACTATAAGATTTATTGATGAACAGATATTATTATTTTGGTTATCTTTATACAGCGAGGATAGCTTATGGTCCTAAACTTCTATAGAGATATAGTTGGTCCAGATACCCTAAGTCTGTGTAATGATTGCGTTGTCTATCCTTTATTGCTTTCGTCGGCCCCAACAACATTCAACTTACCCAGCATTTAATCTGTTTTTAAAGCAATAGGAGGGGCCATACTCTACTTCTTCTAGTCTTCCTTGTAGTATTCTGCCCTTCCCTATAGGTCAGGTCAAATGCGTTTGAAATCATCGAAACGGGTTACTAACACCCAGCCTACCTTGATTTACGTTGAAATCATCGAATCGACCTACTAACACTAGGCCCGCCTCGATTTACGTCCCTAGAGCTCCAGAGCTCGACAGCTGGAGGCCCTCAGAGCTCACCAGAGCGAGCCACAGCGAGCGGCTGGGGTCCTACTCTGTTGAGGCGGTGAAAGCTTCGGAGATTGTTACCTACGCTATCAGAGCCGCATCTGAACTCCAGACACTTAGAAAAAAACCAGCACAGCCGTAGAGCTACTTTAGAGGCCCTCTGCTGGACTTTCTGCGGAGCTACTATATAAGACCCTAGCAATAGGCGAGAAAGTGGCTTAAAATAAAAAAGCCAGCGTTTCTGCTGGCTATGAGATATAAAAAAAGCGGCCACTAGGGCCGCTCTGGTTTCTGGTGGGCTATTCGTCCCACTCTGGCCAGTCTATGCTGGCTGTATCCTCCTCTGTATATCGGTCTGGCCTGTAGCTGTAGCCGCCGCAGTTATGGCACCACCAGCCCCAGCTATCCAGCTCTAGATTATTCTCAGCTTTGCAGTAGTCGCAGCTGGGCTCAGCGTCTGGCTCTGGGTCTATAGCTGATTTAATTGCTGGCTCGCTCCAGTGGTGGCTATAGTATCCGCCATAGCCGTAGCTGGTCCGCTCGGCCTTGTTCTCGTATCTGGTGCCGCCTAGCTTTCGGACCACCTCGATATTAAAACGTAGCACAGCTTCGAGCTCTGCAATATCTATATACTCCTCTGGCTGGTGGGGTAAATAATAGCCGCAGCTCAAGTTTAGCATAGACAGCTCCAGCCCTCTAGTGGCTAAAGTGTATACATCTGTTAAGCCTCCAGAATCGCACCAGCTCCGCTGGTATTTTCGATTGATGGGCTCCACTGCATTTATAAAGCTGTCGGACGCTATGCGGCTGCCCATAATAGTACGGACGCTGTCGGCGTAGCCTCTGCGGTCATTCTGTAGGATATAGCCGCAGTCAGCGAACCAGTCCAGCGAAGCAACGCCAGAACCATCGCAGCCCACCTCCTCATCTACGAACAGAGCCACCTTACAGAAAGGAACAGAGCGTAAAACCTGTAGAGCTATATACAGGCCGCATTTATCATCGCCGCCTACTCCAGCGAAGCGGAGCGTCTGGCTGTCCATCGCGAAAGCTTTGCCGCCTAGCTCTAGGATATGATAGCGGCCCTCTGGAATAATATCGTGCACGCTGTCAAGGTGTGCAGCTATACAAGGGTAAAACTGGCCAGCTGGTGGAGCTCCTTTAGTGGCAAATAAATTGCCAGCTTTGTCGGTTTCTATGGTAGCCCCAGAGCTAAGCAGCAGAGCCGCCATAGTATCGGCCATCGCTTTAGTATTATAGCTTTCTGTCTGGGTTTCTAAAATTGTCAAAAGTGTAGTGTTCATAATAATAAATTAATAGTTAATAAAGTCAGTGTTTATGCGGCCTCGCAGCCGTTTCACTAGATCACCAATTTTTAGTACAGCTCCGCTTCTCCGCTAGTGCATCTTAGCTCATATACTGAGCCTCCATATTCGTTGGCTAAATCTAAATCGTTGGTTAAAATCCCCTGTTCTACGCTGTAGAATTTCCACGTATCCATATATGGGCAGCGGCTGTTTTCTATGCTATTGAACATATCGCAGCTAATAGCAAAGCTGGAGCGGATAGCCTCACCATCTGGATTGATAAATTGTCTGGTGCTATCGTAGCTCTGATATTCTTTGTGATACCAGCCTTTCTCATTCGCCAGCTGTTTATAGGCTTCGATTGTACTATCTGAGCCGTATATCCTATCAAGTACTTTAGAGCCCTTTCTAGTGGTCCACAGCAGAGCTCGGCTAGTCAATCGGCTTTCTGGGTCCAGCGTATAAATCACCTCTACATCTGGGCAGCTGTCTAGGTCCTCGTAGTACTCTCCATAACCTCTCATACAGCTAGAGTTGAGCGAGCCGTTCCCCTCCGCTGATTCCGTATCGTAAACATCTGATATATTCTCGCCTGTCTGGCTGCTATACAAAAACTCCAGCGGCGTATTTGCCGCCTTTATATAATTTACCACAGCTTCAATATGCTGGTCCTGATACATTAGGCCGCAGCAGTCCAGCACATAGCGGACAGCTTTCCCTATTTTCTGGCTCTGGTGCATCTTGCCCCAGTTTTCGCCAGTGGTGCAGTCCTTTAAGGCTGGCTTTCCAGCTGGCAAGAAAGTAGCCGTTTCTGGGTCGTTGAATTTAAAGTCACCGCAGTAGTCTAGGGTCGAATAGTCCAGAGCTCCATTCCCAGAATATAAGTGATTGCATATTGATAGCTCCTTATCAAATCTACGATTCAGCTCGTAGCCCCAGAGCCCAGAATGGTCTATAGCAGAGATAAATAAGCTTCTGCTATCTCTGTGCACCAGTGGGCGGCCGTAATTGTCCTGTGCTAATATCCTACAGCCGTCCGCTGTGTACATCTTATAGCCGATAGTCTTAGAGCCTCTTAATAAAGCTATGCGCCAGTACTGGCTTAGGTCGCTAGGGTCCTCCCATAGCTCTAGGCGGTCAGCGGATACGCTGCACCAGTCTTCAGAGTAGCCGTAGCTCAGAGCTACAGAGCGGCTGAACTCCGCCATCTGATTTACGAATGATTGTTGAAAGTCTAGTGATTTGATTTGCTTACTCATAATAGTAGAAATTTAGATTAGTGAATTTTTAATAGTGTTAGCGTATTTGATAGCGGCCAGCTGAGCCACTAGGATAGGAAAGCCTAGAGCCATCTCTGGAAAGAGCTCGGCTATCTGGCTTAGTCCGTAATGCTGGAGGGCCGCAAATACTACAGCTCCAGCTAGATAATTAAATGACAGCATAGCAGTCAGGGCAAAAATTGTTTTCATTTGTTTCATAATGTACTGATTTTCAATTAGTTAAATGATTTACGGCTGGGCTTCAGTGCGGCAGCCATTCAATAATAGGTATATATAAGGAAATGGGGCTAAATTGCGATATTCTCAAAGAAAGGGCCTATTTTTCCTATATTTTCCAGTAAAAAATGGCGAAATCACTAAAAAATCCTCAAAATCCTATGGAATAAGTCCTAATTATTGCGATATTTGCAAAAATCGAGGCCCAGACAGGCAAAAAAATCGTAGGACAAATAAAACAATCGTAGGTACGATAGTGGACATATATAGGAAACATATAGGACAAAATAGCGGAAAATGGTCCAAAATGGGTCGATTTTCGGCCTCTGGCAAGACCCAGAACGGCCCTGAATGGGGGTCTGATACCCCTCCTATATTAAAGAGGGGGGGTCCTATATTAAAGAGTAACCCTCCTGCATTAAAGAGCCACCCTCCTACGTTAAAGAGCGAACAAAAAAAAGCTGGCTACTTTTCTTCACCAGCTTTTCACAACAAGAGCGTTGTAATGTTCGACAATACAAATATACAGAAAGTATTGTAATTAACCAACCCCTCCTGCATTAAAGGGTCCTATATTAAAGACCCAGTTGAAACAAAGTCCCTGTGGTTTATCTGACCTTGCTTTACAAAAGTATCTAATGCAAGAATACGGAACATTAGGGGCATTCTATTTAAATACACTCCTGCGTCATCGTGAGTTTCTACTGGTAAGTACAGTCTTCTTGCTGTCTTAGTTTCGTATTCAAGCACTTTAAAAAAGTCTATCACGTCTGCGTGCGTTACTCCAAGTACGTTTGCTAATTCTCTGCTTGTTCTAGCTGCTAATAATTTTTCCATTTCTATCGTATTACATACCTGCCTAAACTTCTGCCTTGTACCAAGTATTGCAGGGCATACCTAGTGGCATCTAAAAAGTGATTAAAACTATCTATGGGTTTAGCGTTACGCTCTTGCCATATATAGTTATTCAGCTCTCTAATTATACCGTGAGAGCTACGGTCTACTATTATCTCGTAGTCTTGCATAAGTGCAATACCAGACAAGATAGAGCCAGACTTCTTGATAGTCGGTCTGATGTTTAGGTCCATAGACTTCAACTCTGATATTAGTCTAGGCTCTGAACTATCACAGACAACAAGGTCTATACCACAGAACTGTCTGTTCTTTCTAGCAATCTCCGACGTAGTTAATCCTTTCTGTCCGTAACATTCTCTGACCCACATCGTCTTACTATCTGCATCTACACTAATTTGCACCAGAGTAGTTAAGTCAGTAGAGAAACCAAAATCCTGTCCAAAGCAAGTTAGCTCTGTCTGTTGGTAATCACCTACCTTCCATCTCTTATAGATAGTACCCTCTGCCTTACTCAACCAGCCACCTAGTATAGCGTGCTGGTATTTGTCTGGACGCTTTAGCTTCATCTCTTGTACCTGCTCTATGAACGACTCAGAAAGGTTTTCCTTGTTGTCCATATAGGTAGTATGAATATAAGTACAGTTGCCCTCTTGACCGTTCCAGCCTTCAGGCACTCCTACATTCTGAAACCAGCGTTGGTATATCCAATGCTCCTTAGTGGTAGGGTTAAGAATAAGAATACATCTGTTAGGCCTATCCTGCACCCTGACCGATAAGTCAATCTTATTGAACGTATCCTCATCAATAAGTTCTTCTGCCTCATCGAGTACAAAGGTAGTGATTCCATTTAAGGATTTCAAGGCTGCGGTCTGATTTCCTGATGAAGTTCTAATACCCTTGAAGATAATAGAGTTCTTAGTGGTGAGATTGATAATCTCATCCTTAGTGATACGGAAGTCATCTTGGACACCCATAAGGTCAATCTTCTCTACGAACTCAGGGATAATAGAAGTCTGTGCTGAGGTCATCGTATAACGGCTAAACAGTATCTTATGCCCTTCTTCATAAGTAAGACTCAATAAGAATACAGCTACACCGAAAGACTTACCAGAACCTCGACCACCAGTAACTACAAAGTACCTGCTAGGGTCTTTGAATAGTGCTTGGTATTTCTCATTCAGTTGTACTTGACTCATCCTCTTCTGGAGTTATATCTATTGTAGTATCGTCTGGTTGGTTATTGAAAGAGAAGTTAATAGTAGGTGCTGATTTGCTAGGCGTGTGATTTACCTCGCCCTTCTCCAAATGCTCTAAATACATCTTGATAGCATTTAGCTTTACAGCATCTGAATCCGTAGACTTAATCACCTCAGCCAACTGCTCAAAGATTCCAGCAGCTCCTCCTAGACTTTTGATTGCTACGCTCTCCGCTATCTTAGGAAGCAGTTTCTTCTTAGCATCGTTCATACGAGCTGGCTTTGAAGTAACCTTGCCTCTTAGTTCTACCTTTGACGGCAGTCGCTTGTTATGCTTCCTGCCGTCGGTACTTCTGATTTCATTACTCTTCTGTCGTTTTGCCATAGTTCCTTTTGTATATTTCTCTGTACGTATCTAGGATAGCATCTTGGATGTTGTCCTTTGTGTATATAAAATCACTCTGTCTGTAGTTCTGTCCTTGTCTTATAGTAAGTGCATACCTATTGGTCTGCCTATAATAACCATTCTCTTTGACGGCTTCAGGAATACAGCTAACATAAGTGTGCTTGCTTATACACCAAGACATTTCCTTTATCGGATTCTCACCCTTAGGGCTACCTAGCTGAAATTGATTCTTTTTTATTCTTGGCATTATCTATAGACTCTAGTCTTGATAGCTTTGACCATTATGTTTAGCTTGTCATAAATCTCCTTGAGTTCTTCGTGACTAAGGTCTTCATATAATGGACCGAACATATTGTCAGCAGTTTCCATTAACCTGAACTTAGTTCGGTAGATTTT